GCAGAAAATACTCGAAACAATAAATTGTTCCCAGTTAAATGTATTTTAAATTCAGTTGACTCTACATCAGATCAACTCCTTGACAATTTCGATGACCCCATAAACCAGAGGAGTCAAAGAAGTTTAAGACATGTAAGTAAACTGGAAAGCTTACATACCGTCAAGAACTGGGATATGGGGGGTGTACTTAAAAAGCACGACTACTAGCATTCGTCGTTGTGGTAGCAGTAGTAGTGATTAACGCAGGAACACCAATAAAAAAAGAGGATTGGAAGTCATCACTAATTGCACGGCAAACTTGCATTGCATTAATGGTGGTATCAGACTTAAACAACACGTCAGTATCAGGATAATCAGGATTAGGTGCGGTAGAAGGAGTAAACGTATTTCCAATGTAGTTAATTGATGTATAACTACAATGCGTTTGGTTATAATAAGGAACTTGAAACTCTAAACTGGGGTTAACAGTTACAGAAGAGTAGATAGGTGGCCAAGCGGAGCCAGCGTTATTAGATTGAGCCATAGAAATAACAGGTTGATTGCTAGTAGTCCTATCAAAACTAAAAGCAGCAGGATAGCGATTATAAGACGCTCGCATAGAAGTGGGGGGGGTTATACCATCACCGGTGGGATAAATTTTGTGACGAATACCACCACGATAAAACCTATAAAGTGGAACAATATAGTTAAAATAATCACAATAATAGGGAAAAGATGGGCCAGGGGCAAGACCATCATTTGGAATGAAATTCTGAATCCAGGGCCACCAAGTAACTTCAACACTAGAAGAAGCTTGAGTAATTTTGCTAGTATTAAGCCAAGGAACAGACCTAAGCATCAATTGACGAAGAGAAGTAACCCTCTCGCCAATACAAAAACGCGCACTAGCACTAGAGTCGTGAACAACAACAGAAGAACCAATAGGACCTGCAACTTTATCAGCTTGTGAAGTATCTTTACGTTGATCAATGGTAAATTCACCAGCTTGAGGAGTAAAAGTGCTAGAAGTAGGATTAGTTAAAGCAGTTCCAGGAGTGTTACCAACTCCAGTACCTAAAAAAGTAACAAAAGGAATAGCTTGAATGGGAGTAGGAACAGAAAACTCAAAATCACTAGCACAATATTGTTCAACCAATATAGAAATGCTAGCGGTGACGGTATCTGGATTTCTAAGTTCATTTTGCACAAAGAAAGACAAAGTGCCATAAATTTGCTGGCATTTTTGATAGGGCCTGGTATTAGCATAAGGACAAGTAACACGATACTCAGAACATTCACGAAGGTCTATCACTTCTCTATGCAAGTTCATAGAAGAAGTATAATCAGCAGTAAGAGACGTACTATCACCAGGTTGATAGACAACTAAAAGACGTCCAGTATGAAATTCAGTCTTAACAAACTTAAAGATAAACGAAAAAGAACCTCGATACATATCAAAAACTTGAGAAATATAAGCTGTGGGAGAACAGTCGAGGTAAGTCTCAGCACCAGTAGCATAAGTAACAGCAGTTCCAGTTTGAAAAGTCTGTGGGCCTAATTGAATAGCGCCAATCAGTACTCCAGTTGCATTATTTGAAGTCCAAGTATAACTTTGATGAAAAGTGGGTATAGACAATAAATAAGCAATATTGAGTTCATCAATAGAAGAACCAGAAACAGCAGGCATAATTTCGACATGATTATCATCAAACGCAGATAATGAAACACTAGTATCAACACCTGTACAATGAATACCATTGCGCATAGGTAATTGTTGAACTGGTATAGATTTCTCACAAGTAGCAACTTTTCCATAACCAAAAGCTTGTGCAGTTTTTGCAGCATAAGCAAGAGCCCAAGAAGTTGGACCAGCAACTGCAGACAACAAAGGATAACTAGAAAGATATGTAGAAACTTTAGACAAAGCACTCAAAGAACCAGAAAGGGAAGAGACACCAAGAGCTTGAGACTCATTATCAACAGCATTTCTAGGAGCACCCACAACACCTCTTTTATTTTTCCTAGATTGTCTACCAGATTGAGCAACAAAAAATGCACCAGGGACAGTGGGAAAGACTAGTTCAACGTCTTCAAAATGAGCCCAAATAGTAACGTTCGCATTAAGTTCAGTGGAAGCGCTAGTCAAAGGAGAATAAACTCTTAGAGAAGCGTAACCATTAAAGCCAGTATTGTTAATAGTATTATAATACAGAAACTTGGAAACAAAAGGAATTTCCAATTCAACTTCAGTGTCAGTAGCAGCATCAAAATCGATTCTAGGTAATTGGGACATGGATTTAAGCGTTCTATAACATTCAAAAGCACGCAGATCAACAGCAGGATTTTGCGATAAGTTAGGGTATGGAACATCTGTAGGGACAAAAGTAAACATAAGACGGCCTTGTTGGAAACGATTAGTATTAACTTGAACTTTCAAAATGGTTTTTGCTCTAAAACCAAGAAAACCAGAAACCTTAAAAGCAGAGTTATAATAATTCAAGATAGCAGAAGGAATAGCAACAGATAAAACCTCAGTTGTGGCTGTCTGTGTACTAGTCCAAAGAGTACGAGCAATAGGGATAGGACGGGCAAGAATTTCTTTTAAAGCATGTTCTCGCCCATCAGTACCAGAAGATAAAAGATCCATTGAAAGTTCCTCACAAGAAGTGGGGCAAACAGATTCAACTTCACGAGCGTCATGAAAAACCAAAGTTTCGTCCACAGTAGTAGACATGGATATAATAGATTCGTTGTTAGCAATTCAACTTTTAAAAAGCATGGCTGAATTAAACCAATGCAATCGATCGTCAGTTCCTGGATTTTATGGGGGTAGCCCATACGGCATCCTGGTAGTAAGGTTAAAAAACCCACCGCAATCCTCCAGCAGCAATACTTCCCAACTTTAATGACGATAGTTACGTCAAGAAGCAAGATCACACTGGAGGTCCTTCAACAGTTCTCAAAATACCAAACTGGAACCCCGCACAAGATCTTGTAGACCTTTATACGAGGTTATAGTTGGCACAAAACTAATAGCATCTTTTGAACTTCTAATGATTAAGGGGGACCATGCTAAAAATACCCTTTCATCATGCAGACTTAATTCCTTCAAACTAGTTTCCACATTATCTCTCTCAATATCTTCTTTGAGAGCACCCCTTTTTGTCCAATAGGGCATTTCCAATATAGTTTCTAAGCTTAACGGAGCAAGATAATTATAAACTTGATGATCGAACCTAAAACTTCTCTTGAGAAAAGTAATTTCAGCTAAATTTCTACTAAGAGAAGTCTCTCCCTGCTTAGTTTCAGCAGTATATCCAAGGCCAAGTTGCGCCATAGCAACAACTAACGTTTGTTGGTTATACCAACTAATCACATTAGCACTAACATTAGCAACACTATCATCGCCATAAACCATCAAAAAAACATTTTCGGAAAAAGCTTTCATATTCTTCAAATCAGGTTCAGCGAGCAACATCCAAGCCATACGATAGGAAATCAAATTATATAGACTATTGATAATAGTCGTAGCAGGATGCCCACTAGGAAGTGATTTATGCCAATCGTAAACAATATCATCACATAAATGTCTAGAGTTAGTGACATCTTCCCAAAGGACCTGTCGCACTTTATTTTCTAAAGCCGACCCATCATACCACTTTTGTATAATTGACAAAACGGCCTCTAATACAACGACTTGTTCACTACCATCGAAATTCTTAAAATCACCGGCAACACAATGTTTACCCTTCTTCTGCAACATGTTTGCTAAGACGTGCCACTCATCGGAATAAACATTGACACCAACAGCAATCTCATTATCCAATCTAGATAACATAATGAATTGACAAAAACGCATGAAATACATTCTTGTAGCAACAACTAAAGGTAAAGGAGCACTGCTAATTAATCTAGTCTTGCCAGAAATAACTTTTTCCAACGGACGTCGCTCATCTTTCAACACATCAACGAAAATATGCTCTAAACGCTGACCTTTAGAGGCTAAATCGACGATCATAAGCACTTCATTCTTAAGTTGTTTACATCCAGTAGTCTCAAGGTCGTAAACAATATCTTTACCAAAAAACCATTCCTTACCACGATAGCCATCGACAGGATGAGCAACATAAGGATAACCTGCTGAGGTAGCACGAGGAATGCTATCAAAATATTCATCAAATGGGTCACCCAAAATAGCTTTTTCAAAGGTAATAACAGTACGCTCTTTATATGTACTGGCAACAGTAGTATTCTCCAAAGAAGACCAAACAGCGTCAGCACAATAATTGGCCAATTTTCCATCTATTTCAATCTCAGGACCACCATAACGTTCTATGGCTTGGTACTTGGGATTAATTTCTAAGCCATTAAAAAACACATTACGTAATCTAGCAGTATCAGTCTTTGACGGTCCCCAACATTCATATAACGCCGATTTAATAATACGACTACGTTTTGGTGCATAAATAGCAACAGGTAATTTTCTAACAAAATCAAAGTTGCCTTCAAAAGGCAAAAAATAGTCTCCTGACTGGGGTTTATATTCCACAAATTCAGATATAGCAGCTTCCAGATCATCTGAAGTTACTACACAGGCCAAACCATGTCTATTGGAATTACCAGCCACATGTATCCCAACAATTTTCTGAGGAGAAATTGCTGAGTTATGCAAAACCAATGGAGAACCACAATCACCTTTAATTGTAGGCGCTCTATAAGTAACAAATTCTTTAAGAGTATAACTACCACTTTCAGTTCTAATCTCTTCATCTCTGTCAAAAGAACCGTTACACCCCCAAACATCACTGTATTCAGTCCGCGGCACAACTAAGTGAAAGTAACAAGCCCTCATATTGTCAATCTGTCTCCTATTACAAAACAACTTAACAATATCTGGAAAAATGCGACAACCACTTTTTGGCAATTGCACCAAACACAAGTCCAATCCACGCAGTTTGTCATTAGTGAAAGCACCATCAATAACAGAATAGTCAAGCGCAATAATTTCATTAGTGCGCACATTCTTCAACTTAAAACTATCGGTAACCTTAAAAATACCCTTCTTAACGTTAGAATCAAAATCAACTTTAAAATGGTAAGGCATAAGAAAAATATTATCTCTAAGTGCGAGTAAACTACCAACTTTTCCACTACAATCTTCATTGCTAATAGTAAAAATATGATTCTTGGTAAGTTTGGAAATAACTTCTATTGCATTAATGTCAGCACCACCCTGAGCAGTAAATACATTCTTAACCACATTTTTACCACTCTTTTTTGCCGCTCCACGTCTAGCATGGTGAGGTTCCTTAGCATCTCGACTATTGCTAAAACTCTCATTGTAATAGGCGAAAGGGTCTTCACCACCTTCATCAAGAGTTTTAAATTGAACACCTAAGAACTTTTCATGTATCATTAAGTGTTTGTTGTGCCAAATCTTCTGGCGACAATTGTTGTCACAACAACGCTCTGGGAAAACTTCACGTGAAACCTCTAAAATTTCTCCAGTCTTGAAACATCGTGCATTATAAATAAGTGACAAACTACAATCGCGATCAACATCAGGCTCAGCGGTATAATTACAATCTTCACAATGACGAATAGGGGAATCCTTCGATTCCTTATAGCAATAATTCCGCGCTTCATCAACCTTAACTATAGAGGGATCTTTTTCAATTTGATCAGATCTCTCACCACTCAACATGGATATCAACTTGTAGCCGCCAGCAACAGCGGCCATCCAACCAAAGTAAGACATAACCATACCAAAATCCCACAACAAGTTATACTTCATGTTGAACTTAACAAAAAACTTCTTAAAACGATCCCAATAGCTCAACATAACTCTCCTAGGCTTATATAAATCTTCTAAAATAGTCGGCTCTGGTTCACAAAACTTGTTTGAAATGTCAGCAGCAAAAGCCAAAGCATATCTACTAAAGAAAACTGTAAGAACTCGCTTAATAACAGAACTCTCACACCCAATACACTCCAATATACACGGCCCCATATACTGATACATATTGTCAACAAGTATAATAGTCCAAATGTGGATGGTGTCATCGTTAGTAAACTTGTCAACCCATTGTCTAAACATCTCAATTTTATTAGTACTATGTTTACCAAGTTGCTCAATAACTGAAGGATCCACATGGTAAGGGGGTGGTGTGGTTGACTTTAACAAGTCAATCAAAGAATAATGTTTAATTGTGGAATTTAAAAGATCATCAGGATGGGCCTTTCTATCATCAAAAAAAACAGAAGAATCGTCAAACTCTTTTTCAAATTCAGAGTTCAAATCATTAAGAACACATTCATCCTTTGAACTACTAGGAAAACAGTCAGTATCAAAATTTGCTTGAGAAGAAAACTTGGTAGTGTTAGCCAAGTCATTCAAATACAAATTTGACTTGTCTTGCTTAATATTAAAACCATGTGTCAAGTAATCATTTAATTCATGGTACCGAAGTGTCTTAACCACTGGGCCATCTGGTTCTTTCAGAATATCAAACATATAAACATCAGGACAAAAACCTTTACCAACCAAAAACTCATGTTTCGTGTTGAGAGAACCTTTAACACCATTTGTACCATCACACTGATAAGGCTTATCAATACGAACAACTATACAAGCATCAAAACGTCTCATAACAGCTTCAGGAGCAACCAAAGAATTAATTCTAGTGTGTAAATTTGTCAAATTCGTAGAACACAATATGACTTTACTACGGAAAGTAGTATTACCTTTCGCCTCTATGTTAGCCATATGACAAATATTTGGAAACATATTACTAGCCCTAATAATGTCCATAAACTCGTTGTCAGCTATACCGATAGAGTCTCTAATCTGACCAAAATCATCAAAAACAGTGACAAATTGTCCACGATAACCATCCCAGTACTTATGTTCTTGCTGTCTACAATAAACAAAATCCATATAATTAGCGTTAAAAGCCACCTTCTCACCTTCGGTGAGAACGTTATTTAACAAATCTTTAACGATAGGGATAGTAGCATAACTCTTGCCAACACCAGTACCACCTTGCATCAAAATAGTGTATGGTTCCATTCTAGGACCACCACCAGCAATATTCGCTTGTTCAAAAGGTAAAGCCAAACGATTCAAAATATTCATATGGGAAGACATAGCATATCTTACCCGAGCTGAACTCATTAAAGGACTATCCTTAGTTAAATCCAAACCCTGCATCTTCAAAGTGAAAATGTTATCAGCATTAACCGCATTAATAGCGAGGGATCCTTTAGCATTCAAATGAGCAATTTCATCCACCCGATCACACCAAGAAGTAACCTGGGGCATAGCAGTAGACAATAAATTGATATGCTTCAAACCAAGGCAACGCGAACGAATAAAGTTGACAGCCACTTCTACAAGTTTAATAACATGTGTAATCATATACTCCACTCCTGAATGTGCACGTTCAATTTTAGAGGCCAAATCAACAAAGGACTTAAGTTTGTTAGCACTAGGCACTTTTGAAATAGTCAACCATGAGACAACGGCCAATACTAACGAACTAAAGCCAGAGTAATCAGTCTTATCAGCAGACTGTGCTTCAAAACCAGTACGGTTAGATTTGTCAGTCAAATACGCAACACAAGAATCAAACACTTTCTTAACTCTTTTATAATATTTGCCAGAAAATATAGCTAAACCAGCTACACTAGTAATACTAAAAAGAGAAATCCAAATTGGACTAGAAGTTGTGTAGGCTTTATAACCAGAAGCCAACATCAATAAAGAAACAGGCAACATAGAACCCATCTTCTTAAAAATAGCACTAATAGAAAAACCAGAACCACCAACAGAAGACAAATCAGGCAACTTATTAGCCAAATTGTTCAAACTATCACCAATATGTGCACCAAAATTTTCAGGTCGCCAAGAACCGGGTACATCACCAGTAAGAACATTAGAAATATTATGCATGCTATCTGTTAATTTTTTAAGCATCTCAGTAACATTTTCACTTAAATCAATTTCAGTTCCAAATAGAGCCATCTGAGCAACAAAATTGGTCTCTTTCAATTTACGACCATCTTTAACAATTAAAGTCTTTTGCTTCTCAATATGCTTATTAGTGGCTTTCAACATTCGCTGTAAACTCTCCTTACGAGCAGTCAACACATCCTTTGAGCATCTTTTTGGACGTGAAGCCTCCTCAGAGAAATTCTTCATTTGTGAAACAAAAGTCCCACGCATACAAGAAATGTCGGGATATAAAGCCCCAAAATAATCATCTTGCATATGATAAGTAACATCGTAATATCTGACAGGACGAATAGAACTCTTCTTTTTAAAAACAAAAGAAGTAACGTCGTCACTGCGAAAAGTTAAATCCCTAGAAGTCAACCCCTCATAAATAGGAAAGGAAACTTCAAAAAACAATTTTCTGCGTTGAACATAATATAAATGGTACTGATTATAGGAAATGCAAACAAATAGGCAAAAATCAGAATTAAAAATAACTGAAATGAAATTTTTTTTTGTTTTAATAGTTTTACTAATTTTTTTGTGATTTTCGTGAATTTTATTAAAATAGTCAAATGCATCAAACGTACGTCCAGGATAAAAATTGTCAATGAGCACAACAGAGAGAGGCAAAGGTCCAGCTTTCTTGCTAAGAGCCAAGTGAGAACATGAACAAGATAAATCTTCCTTGCTTAAGTAATCACTCTCAATCAAAGTGTGAATCAACATCTCTATACGAGACATACCTCGAGAATTCACACCCGAGGATTTCTCAACATACCAAACACGATCAAGAGGCCAAATTTGGTGGGGATAAAAACTACGTGTAGTCGAATCAAAAAGATAATCAGCAACACGCATCAAAACCGGTTTCAAACCGGTTTTAGATTCAAACGAAGACTCTTCGGGAACAGGAATGGCGAAAATAATCATGATTTTGGTTGAGAGGTGACTTCTTGATGAGATATAAACACACGGTGTGAATACAGAGATAACCAAGGTGTGAGAGCTCCAGTCAGGAAAATGTTCTTAAGAGGCGGACTCGATAGTAGAGTAGAAGGCCAATCACAAAGGTGGCGTAAAAATAGCTCTCCAGGCCGAACTTGTTTTTAAAATTAGACGAAAGAGATACAGAAAAGTGTTTTAAGTTGTTTCCAGATTTCTACTGTGAGGATAAAT